TAGTAGTATGCTCCCTAAAAAGAAATTCAGGAAATAACGCAATGAGGTAGTATGTGTTGAGGTAGTTATATGTATGTGAGGTAGTTTGTTGTTGTTAGTAAAGAAAGGAAACAGAAACGGGAAAAGATAGATGTTAGTGATTACCAAATGATATCTACATCAATATATACAAAAATGTCACTTAAGGTGACTGGTCCTAAGCCCACCCTGAGTAATTCAACGGAATAATGACCCACCCAAACCCACTGATTGTGCACCTGATTAGTAGTAATAATTCACATCCTATAAATTAGTGCAATTGAATAATAATCCCCTAATCAGATAATTATATAACTAATTAGTAGCAATAATTCACATTCTACAAGTTAGTGCAAATGGATATTGGAATAATCAAAAGCAGGTAATAATAATCTAAATCTTAAGTGGTTCCTGATTAGATATCTCTTTCACTTTCTGATCAATCAATGCCTGAGCAAATGATCGCAGTTCAGGATCCATATCATCACCAAGATGAAATCCATCAACAGCCTCTTTACCCCATTCCACCATGAACATGATAATTATCCTCTGATCAAGTTGTATTCCCATAGATTGCGTTCTTCTAAGGTAAGACTGGTAGAATGACGATTTCTTCCTAAGCTTTTCCTCAGATGTCCCGACAGTTTTTGATGCCATAATTGTATTTCTCATATCCTGCAGTATTGAAAAGAAAGCTCCTAGTTCAGCCATACCTGATATGAACAGGCAGGTTGGTGGACAGCGATCAGGTGCTCCTGCAAATACCCAAATTGATGATGGTGAGTCAATGTGGTCCACTAAATTACAACCAGCATCAACTGCTTGTTGTCTGACAGCCTGAGCTTCTTTTGTTTCCATTTGTGCAAGGGAGGCCTGCCTTTGGTTTAGATAGTCTCTATTTGTTGCAGGGCCCTTCTGCAATGAAGTCTGAGATGGTTCAGACATAAATTTGCAAGGTTGGTCAAGCCAATTTTCAATTCTTTCAGTCCAGTCTCTGGCTAGAGTAATAAAGCCAATAACACTCATCACTGGGCTGACCATATTTCTTGCTTTTATCTGTGCTGGATACAATCCACAAACTGCAGTGCGGAATCTTCCTGGAGTAATTTCTTCAGCCTTCATACTAGATTGTGCATTTGGCATCGATAAAAACAGATGCTTAGGCTTTCTAATCCCATTGACATCTTCAAAAGAGCTGTCGTCCTTAAACCTAATCCTCATTCCCTTGTTATCCTTAGTAGTTTGCCTCCCTCTTGTTGTAAGCATATAAAGTGCCTTCAACAAAATTGGCACCACAAATGAAGTCAAGTAAATCACAATACTCAGCCAGTCTGCAGTCTGCCCAGTTGGTTCATCAATATCTAGATGGTTCAAGTCGATAACATTTCCATAACTGAGCATGGATTTTTCTCTGAGATGATCTCCTGGTTCAACACCGGTTGGATCTCGTTCTTGCCCCAGGTTCCGTCCTGCTGCAACCCTATCAGCAAGTTGTCTCCGCAACTCATCTATTTTGCTCTGGATGGAATGAGCAATTCCTTCTCTATCACTGAGTGCCCTCTTATTAAGGTCATCAGGATCCTTCTCATACTGTTTTTCAGCATCCTTCACCTTTTGCTTTGCTATAATTAGTTGACCCTCATGGATGTTGATTTCCTTTTGGATCTCCTCTAGTGTTGCCATTTTTTCCTTCTTTGTTTGCAGTGCTCTTTAGGGAGTCTACTACTA